ACCAGGAGTGGCAGTGAGGCCAACTTCTTTGAAAGCTTGAATGAATGCATCGTAAGTAAAACAAGGATCATCAGGTGTGCGGAGACAGCAGTCATCTCCATACACAACCATCCAACATAGTTTAAGCACGTCTTGCTCAGTCCAGGGGCGATCAGGATAGGCTTGATTCCAGACTCTTATTATAACATAAATGATACATAAGCGGTTGTAGAGTCCATTGAAATCAGCAGTTCCTGGCCATCCAGAGATGAGACCAAAGAGGAGTTGGTAAATGATGTTACCTAGAATGTATTTACCATTCCAGATAGAATGAAGTAGCTTGTGGCGACCTTTTCTGTGAGCATCATCATACCAAGCGTTGACGCATTGGGCAATGAAAATAGCAATTTTCCAAACTTGTGACATATCGAACTTCTTGTAATCGAAGTCGAATAAGCGACCAGGAGCGGTAGCGTTGTTAACAAAGTTGAAAATGTCACCACTTTCGTGAGCAAGTCCTACAGCAGAGTCGGAGTTTCCGGGTTTCATTTTGCGAGCAAAATGTAATGCAGAAAGCAAGAAACCTAGGTACATCCTAGCTACTATAGTGAAGTGAAGGGGGCTACCGTTCACCACACGCGTATTTAATTCAGCGATTTTAGAAAGGGGGCGGAGTTCATCTTTGAGAAACACAGTAAAAACTGCGTCGAGATCCATTTCACCGTTTTCGAGTTGGGTAAGCAATAATTCTATGGCTTTATCGAGTTCGGGAGCAATGAAATAATCGACGGGGCGTTCGTCTGAGTCGTGGACAATTTGAATCCAATCGCGGTTCTTTTGTCCACGGCGCTGAGATCCGGCTGCACGATTAAAGTATGCAGGGGATTCAGACCATGGCCATCCTGGTGAGGAGTTAAGAACAAGGGGCGACAGGGATCCATATCCAAGGATAGCTTCTTTTTTAGTGAGAAGACGAGGTTTCTTGTTAAAACCGGTTTTCGGAAGATGGTTGAGGAGAACTCTTGATATTCTTTTGAGTAGTTTGAAGTCAGCTTGTGAAACGTCAGCTTCAACGAATTTAGACATGGCTATACCTAAGGGTGAGCCAGCAGGCGTTGGAGACAGAATCGCAGGAGCAACTTCAATGGGACCAAAGAGTTGTTTTTTTCCGTATTTAGTTAATTCGAGAGCACTTTTACCACCAAGATGTGTAGCGGGTGAGGCATTAGCATCAATGATAATAGCGTCTGAAGGAATCAACTTTTCGTATCCTTGCGCGACCGGAAAATCGCGAAGATCTTCAAGCAATTCTTGAGTAATTGTGGAACAATGAGAGTTTTCTCTAGAGCCAGCAACGTGAGGGCCAATTAATTGACG